ATTACATTCCGTAAACTTTTCTCTAAATCACCAATAGCTCCACCCAGAGAACCCTCGCCTTTCTGGAATGTTGCTGATGTTTTATCTGCCAATGCTCTGCGAACAATCTCAGCAGTCTCAAGATCAACATCGTCTAGTAGTTTCACTTGACCTTCAACAACCTCAAAAAGAGGTGGTTTGTTTTTGGCTGAAAGCAATGCATTAACTTTGTTGCGTAAAAACTTTTGGTTCTGTAAAACTTCTTGAACGCCAAGATTTAAATTATTTGATTTAATGTTTGCTGATTTTGCAAAGATGCTATTATAAGCACCACCCTCCGCAGCTTTTAAATCATCAATGCTTTGGTCAAAATATTTAGTCACATTGCCTGTTGCGGCATCTGGCACCAAGTCAGCTTGCAAAGTTGCTTTTGCGTCCGCTGGTAACTCATCAGCTCTACGGCTAACAACATCTGATATAACCTGACCACCCTGCCCAGACTTTGCATAAAGAGCTCTGACTGCGTTTGTGGCTTGATCAGACATGTCTGCGATTATCTCGCCTTCACCAACACGACGAACAATATCATCAACTGTTAATCCAGCTTCATCAGCAATGCGCATAACCTCATCTTCAACTGGCTTGGCTAGCTTGCCTGATATAAACCTCTCGCCACGCTTCAATGGAGAAGTCAGTGCGCTCACAACCTTTTGCCCACCCGAAACAACCTTTTGCCCAACTGGACCAGCAACTCCACCAACAGTAGTGGCTAATGCTAGTCCTGTGGGATCATCAGTTACACGCTCGGCAATGTCACCTTCACTCGCGCCAATAGCTGAAGCCAAACCTTGTGCAGCTCCAGTGGCAGCTAACCTGCCAAGAGTGAGCGGGACAGAAGCTCCACCAGTGAATGGTGCAGCAGCGAGTGCAGGAATAACAGCACCTCCGAGTTCATACTTTAAAGACCCTTCTTTTTCACGAGCTTCCTCAAGCATTGATCTTTCATCAATTACAGCTTCTTTATAAGTCTCTTCGCCCAAAGCTCTAAATGCAGCAGCAATCTCATCTGAAAAATTAAAAAGAGCTCCTTGGGCAGCCAAGCGTGCTTTTTCTGAAAGAGTCAGATCTGTTCCTTCAGGATCAACAACATCTTGTTCGTTGACTTGAATTTTATGCTTTGCTCTTATTTCATCAATTGTTGCCATGATTATTGTTCCTTGCGATCAATCTCAGCACTTATTAAACCAAGTTGCGAAGCAGAATATCTGTTTCCTGCATTTGGCGCAGCTATCATAGCTTTTAGCTCATCAACTGACATTGATGTAAGCGAGTCCTCAAAATAAAGGTCTTGGCCTCTAAGTGTTTGAGCCATTCTGTTTACATAATATCCTTTTGGATTAAGAATATTAAATGTTTCATCGCCTCTTTTGAATTTAAGAAATGGAACTGCTTCAGGATACATAACATTAAAGGCATCCCCAGCAGAGTTAATCATACCTTGAGTAACTGTCTCACGCCTAGATCTCTTAATGTTAATAGCTTCATTTGAGTCACCAGCTTGCGGGAAGTATTGAACCAAAGCATCAGAATATTCTTTTGGACCAATGGCTGCGCCAGACTCTTGTCTAAGTTGAGCTGCAACCCAGTTGGATGCTGCTGCGTGAAACTTTTGAGCCTCTGGGGAAAGGCCAATAGCTCCAAACCCAAGAACCTCTAAAGCTCTAATCTTTTTAATGTCTGCGATGTTAACTTCATAACCATCATCAAAAGCATCTCTTACAGCTCCCTCGTTTTGCAGCATCCTTGCTCCGAAAGTCGCAGAGTTCTGTTGGCTTGCATCAAACTTTTGCCTCCTTGAAGACAGAATTTTTGCTGGATCAAATCCTTCAGGGATAGGCAATCCTGAGCCACTTAAATCAATTCCTGGAATCCTTATGGTCTTTTCAACACCATCTTCAATCACTGTTTTTTCAACACCTGATACAAGCATCTGATATTTTGCGCTGTATTGAGCTTTGACATCTGCCCCAGCAGTTTTGTCTTTAATACTAGCCATATTGTCAACTAGGTAATTAAGATTACGTTCATTCAATGCCCCAGCTGATGGCTTATCAGATTGTGTTAAGCTGCCTCTAGGAACTTTGCTAAAATCCTCGGCTGTGAGAGACTCAATGCTGCCTTGTGTGAAATTTGTATCCAGTGCTTTATTAACAGCTTCAGCATTATTTATTGTATATCTTGCTGGCTTTTGAGTTGTTGTGTCTTTTACCTTATAAGGAACTAAATTTGCTCTGGATGTTGGGGTTAGCTTAGAGAACTCTGTTGGTGTATAATAAACTACCTCATCAGGCTTATCTTTTATCTGGTAAGCATTAGCTTTGGCTGGTGCTTTTGATAAGCTAGTAGTCAAAGATGCAGCCATTGATGCTTTTGCCTTTTGGTCTGCGGCATCAAGCTCGCGCTCTCTCATAAGGTATGCGGCTGGGGATGCGGCTGCAGTTCCTGCTGCGCCCAGAGCTGTGGCTCCTGGCTTGCTGGATTCTTCTGCCATCTTTGAGAAGAATAAGAAACTAAGCATAGCTGGGCTGATTGGCTCTCGTTCTTGATAAACTTGATTGGTAATGGCCAATGCTTGCTGGTATGCTGGTAGAGTATTTAATACGCCTGCATTAATCTTGGACATGTCTGTGTTTGAAACGCCTGCAGTGACTGGCGCGGGATTTAAATCAACAACAGAAGCTGCATTCATAACATCAACATCGTCATGAGGAGCAGGAAAACCCATTGGACCGATAGTGTGAGGCATTTATCTGTTCCCCATGTAATAAGCACTAAGCAGAGAACCAAGTCCTCCAATTGTTTGGCCATATATGCTAGGTGATTGAACATACTGTTGGCCTTGTTCTAGGCCAAACTGGCGAGTCTCGTATGGAGTTCCTTGAAGAGCACCCTGCGCAAAGTTAAGCATCTGGAATGGATATTCGCGTTGCTCAACATAATCAGCATAAGCTATGTCAAGAGCCATCTGATCAAGCTCACGTCTTGCTTGCCCAGCAGTTAATAGACCTGATGCAGCTTGCTCATTTAATCCTTGAACCAAAGGTGCAAAGCCTTTTAATTCTTGAGTAGCTCTAAGCCTAGCTGCTTCTTCAGTTTCATAAGCACCCCGAGCTGCTTCTTCAGCACCGAACCTTGCTGTCCTGTCCTGATCAAATTGAGACCTTAATGTATTCTCAGCTTGGAACCTAGCAGCACGATCTTTTTCAAATTGTGAGGCTGCAAAACCCAAACCTTCAGCTGCGGCTCTGGATCTTAAATCACCTGCAGCTCTAGCTCCTTCAGAAGCTGTTGTTGCTTCTCTTAATCCAAGCCTAGAGCCTCCAAAAGCACCAGCTCTTGCTGCAGCTGCAGCATCAGAAACCAAGCCTCTGTCTGTCTGCCTTTGTATTTCAGAAACACCAGCATCTTGCGCTCTTTGGTAAATATCTAAGAATGGCTGTGCGTTGTCTAATGTAAACTCGCCACCTAGCAACTCTTCTCTTGTTGCTCCTTGAAAGTCTGCTCCCATAAGATCTGCACGAGACATCTCATCATAACCACCACCCAAACCACTAGCCATACGCTCTGCGTCTGCTATGTAATTATCAAATGTGCTTGTGCCTTGTGCAAGCAACCTTCCTGCTTCTTGCTCTTCGGGTGTTAGCTTGGAACCATCATAAGTTGCTATCCTTGCCCCTGTGTATGCTGGGAAAGGACTTCTTGCCATTTCAGCTGATTGTTCATAAAGTTGACGACCAGCGGCTGATACCCACTCAGGGATCTGCGTTCCTGACAAAACTTTAGATGCATCTGGAAGTTCTATAACATCTGATGTGCAAATACCACCCATTTAATTCTCCACATACAAAGAACCAGCTTTGCTCATACCCAGACGTTCAAAAAACTTATCTTTGCGATCTAAGTCTCCTGAAAAAACATGCCCTAGCCTCACTGGAAGTTTAGCGTCTTTTGCTATTTTAATAAAGTCTTTTGATAAAAGCACTGCTGCCTTGGACTTTCTACAAGATGGAGAAACATAAAACCAAAGGTCAGAAAGATGTTTTTCATCAGACCACCAGTCTGAAACAACCAAGCCACCTATTGATCCTACTATGTCATTATCTTTCAATGCTACCAAAACTACTCCTCTGTGAAGAGCTTCATTTATTTTATTAACTAACTTTTCGGTATTTACCTTTGTCAATTTTATTTCAGCATTATTGTGCATTTCTATTAACATTGCTGTTATTGCTGAAACATCAAATAAATTTGCTCTTCTACATTCCACCTAATGCACCCATTTGAGGTTGACCCTGCTGAGGCATTTCACCTTCAGAGCTTACAGAGTCAATAATTTGACCGAGCTCTGGAAGCAGCTTCATAAGAACAGACGCAACAGCAGGTGTTATTGCTGCGTCAAGGCTTTGAAGTTCTTGCGGAGACATATTCGCAAGCCGAGCCAAAAGCACAGCTGCAATATCTTCATCTGCTTGCATCATTAACTCACGAGCCTCTGCTGGCATAGCTGCCAACGGATCCATGCTAGCACCTTCCATATTCATTTCTTCAGCCATTTAAACCTCCTTTGGGTTATATAAAGTTGACCAGTCTGTTTTCTTACAGAAATGACCAACGACCCAACATGTTGGTTCAAGAATCTTTCTGTAAATTTTTCCTAAATAATCTGGCTTGTCTCGCTCACCATAAATGTAAGCAATCTCATTAGCACGGTGCCCAGCTACATGTTTCCAAAAATTAACTAATTTTCCTTCACGCATTTGGCGAACCATCCAAACCGCCCAAACATGATAACCATTTACATGCTGAGGTGTCAAATAGTCTCTTGTAAACCTGTAATCAAGGATAACTTGCTTTCTGGTCATAATGCCTTGGCGTTGAAGTTCATTACATATTACACGCCCACCAAGTATGCTTCCAATAGCACTGCCTATAACACCTCCAATGACTGGTATGGGTATAAGTGCCTGACCAATGTAAGCACCTATGGCTGAAGCTCCTGCGGACTTTACTGCTTCTTTAGGCTTCATTCCTGATGCTAAGTTTATGCCGAAACTAACAAGACCATTCATGCCAGCGGACTTAATCCCTTCCATGCCAAGTCTTTGCTGAACACCACCAAAATAAGTCGTTGGTTCAACAGCTGCAGTGACAGCTGCGGCAGCTGCGGCATCTTTGCCTGCTGTAACTGCTTGAGCTGAGTCAATAGTTGAACCTTCAAAACCAGCCGTTGATAATGTTTCAGGAGCATAAACACCTGATGTGCTTAGTTGCCCAGAATCATTCAGAGCAGTCCAAGTATCTAAATTACCTGTCGATTCAGCCAAACCTCTACCACCAGCCAATTCAGGAGCAAAAACTTTACCTCCTCCCATCTTCCCAGCATCAAGCAATTTGGTTGTGTCACCAGCTAGCTGGCTTACTTGTGCTCCTGGAAGTTTATCAAAACTGAATGTATTCGCAGCACCCTCAAGAGCAGCTTCAGCTCCACCTCCAAGATAAGGATCAGCCATGCCTCTTAAAACATTCTGACCAACGGATTGGACAACTGGGGAAGCTATACCAGCAACTATCTCAGCTGTGGATGGAAGTCCTGCCCTAGCCAGATTATCAGGATCTCTTCTCTCAAGATCATCATATCTGTCGAGCATGTCATCATCAAAATCATTTCCAGGGGTGTATGTTCTTTCCCCTGTCCTTATTGTTCTGACCCATTCAAAAACAGGCATTGCTGCTGTGCCATATAAGTTTTGAAGGTCATAAGGATCAATATCTGGAGCCTGAGACTCTTGCTGATACACACCATAAGTGAATGTCGGGTTTTCCTCTTCTTCTTCTCCTAAAAGAGAAAGTCCACCTAGCTGGCCATCTTCTTCCATTAACTTACCTCCAAGTAACTTGCTGTGACGTGTAGCCTGTTAGCTGTTGCGGCTGTCACCTTTAATATCTCTGATTCCATAACAACCAGAGGCTGGGTTAAAAACTCAACAGTGGCATTTGCTGCAACTGCTTTTACTTTAAAAAGACTAGTAACAGCTGTCCCAGCTGTTAATGTTACTGTCAAAGTGTCTGCGTTCCCAGAGTCTTCTGAAACAAGTATAGATTTAATAATTGCAGTTGTGGCTGCTGGTGCAGTGTAAAGAACTGTGGCATTAGTTGTTGTTAAATCAACTTTTGAATTTTTATAATTGTTAGCCATTAAACCAACTTATTGCTTGTGATTCATCTGATAATATTCTTAAAGATGCATTTTGAGAAAAAGAATTTTGAATTTCTTGTTCTTCTAAAGCCCTAGCCAAATTCTGTTGAAAATTTATCATTTCATTAAATTTGTTATAATAATCTAAAACAGGAGATGGAGCAGGTATCCTCTTTGGTGGTGTTGGCAAACGTATCATCTCATGCCATCCAATCTTGCGTTAATCCTGAAGTCCCCAAGTTGCCACTCGTCTTCTGTTCCTGTGCTATATAATTTAACCGCCATTTGGCGACCACGTGCTCTCGTTGATACTTTACCTGTAGTCGAAGTAATAGTAAATGGTCCTTTTGTAGTTTCTGTGTCTTGGGGATATTTACGAGTTTTTAAATCAACATAAAGATTGGTGGTGGTTGACATTGTTGCATCTGGGATAACTTTGTCAACCATGAAAAGATTATCACCTTCAGGAGTTATCTCTAGATCACTTGTTTCAATAAAAGCTGACATTGCCGCCCCATCATCAGATGTCCCAGTCTCATGGTTGTAAAGCTCTCCATCTGAATCAAAAGCAAAAGGAACTTTTCTAAATCCTGCGGAATCAGACCAAACATTCCTGTCTAAAGTTCCGACTGTCCAAGCTCCTTCTGAATAATTAAATGAAACATAGCTATCTGGCTCTGGGTTATTTGTGCCCAAAGGATTGTCATTGCTAACATAGAACCATGTTACTTCATTAAATTTTTTGTTGTGCCCTGCGTAAGTTTTATCTGCGTAGTCTTTCTGGAGCCTGTCAAAAACAAATTGTTCAACTGGGCAAGCCAACTCAGAAACATTTCCATTGTAATTAAAAAAATTATTTTTACCAATCCAATAAACATCTCCATCAACTGACGCAGAGCCATGAATAGCTGATGCACCGCAATTAACACCAAGCAGTCTAAATGAAAAAGTAAATGGTGGTCCAACGAATGACATGCCATAGGCAGCTTCGTCTGTTTGAATAAATGTTTCGTCTTTTGTTGGTGTCATTGAAATTATTTTTGTTCCAATTTCAAGTCTTTGGTCACCTGCTGTATTTGTTGATGTTGGGGTGAAATTTGTAAAATCTTCTTGATTAGAAAATCTTACGAGCATAGGGTCTTGCGGATCTCCATTTAAAGGTGTCGTGCCAGCAGCAATAAAATGCCTGTCTGGGAATGATATGGTAGTTGTTCGGGTTGCTGTTGGAACATCAGAAGCTCCACTTATTCCTGAAACAATAACTGCGCGTGATGATTCCCCACCACTAGTGTCCCAATAATAAATTGCTCCATTCCTGACATTAGCAATAAGATCCTCTCCCCAAAGATTGAGGCTCCATTGGGTTGCTTCTAATGCAAAAGGAAGAGAGTCTGGGTCTCTGGCGGTTCCCCAAGTGCTTAAACCCCAAGTGCCAGCACCCCAACCCAATGCTGGGGTTGCACTTTGTATTCCCATGTTGGCTGCATTTCCTATAAGATATTTAAAATCAATAGTTGTTCCACCCCCAGCACTAACGGTGCTTGTGGCTGCACTAGGAACAGTTATTGTAAATGTATTGGTTGTAACTCCTGATATTTCATAACCAGTTTTGCGATTTAATGTATTTGCAGCAACGCCACCAACAGCTGCGGCTGATTCAATAACAACATAATCTCCATTAATAGCACCATGGCTATTATCTGTGCAAGTTATAGTTGTGCTGCCGTCTGCTGTAGCCAAAGGATTTGTAAGATTGGATGTTGTTTTTTTTAATGGTGTAATATCAAAAATAGTAGAGTTTTTCATTATGTAAAGGTGGGTGTCTGTTCCTATTGCAATTCTGTCAGTCCCATCAATCCCCCTCCAAGGAACTATCTGCTTTGGGGTTCCTTGGACTTTGACTGCGGCTGATGTATCAAGATCCCCTGCAGCATCAAGCCCATAATAAATTTCTTTTTCCCATCCACCTATTTTTTCAGGATATCCATTAACGAATCTCACAAGATTTGAATCAATATAAAATGGTCCATTCTTGGCAGATGCAAACTGGGTTATGTCTTTAACTATTCCTGCTTTGAATTTTAAAGTTTTTAGAGCCATTAAATACTCCTCATCCTTTGGACTAATCTTTCTGCTCTATTAGTTACCTGACGATACCAAACAGAGTCAACCATTTCATCAGCGGCTTGTTGCCAATCACGAGCATCAACCCCAGCTTTCATGCCTTTGAATTTGCTCAGGCGAGGATACCCCATGTTGAACATCATGTTTGCAATAATTCTTTGCACATCTTCAGGGAGGTCGGAAAAGTCTTCGTACAACCTTTCACATTCGGAAAGCACTGTATCGATGTCTGAATTAAAACACTCTGACACTCTATCCTCTGAGACAATCGTTCCAGCTGGCTCTCCGTACTCAATATCGCTATCCAAAACAAGGTGCCCAATACCAAAGGTAGGCAAGCCAAGATGATCAAGATACACTTCATATTTGCATCCTTCATCAGCTTCTATTTCCCCTCTTAGGCTCTCAATGTTCATTTTTTGAATCCTTTTAATCCACGAATACCAAATGATGCACCGATACTAGCATACATTGCCCATTGAAACCACTCTGGGGTATTTGATAAAGCTGCGAATCCTTCTTGAACATAAGGCTGGGTAAATGGGATAAAACACATAGCTATTATTATAATGAATAAAATCGTCCACGCTTCATCTTTCCAACTATTGTCAGAAGACTGAGCCATAATCTTTTCCCAACCAGCTTCATGCGTAGCTGCAGTGACCATAACTTGCGCTTCTGCTTCAGCGCGAGCTTTTGCTACGGCACCTTTAGCTTTAGTTTGCTCAACTTTAGATTCCATCCAGCTACCAGCTAGGTTTGCTATTGGACCTATGAGTGCCTGTATCATTTTTGAATCTCCATCATTGTTTCAATCTTAGCAATGCGTAACTCAAGTTCTCGCACACGTTGAATGTTAGCTTTTACTGACTCAGGCGGTTTCCACTCATCTATCCAATTATCGTTTTCTTGAATTTCTTCCCAGTGCATTTTTTGTTCATGCTCTAAAAAAGCCAGCCGTTCAGTAATCCCAAAATAGCCCC